GGCGAGACCCGCGTATCCCCATCGGCCAGATTCCGACGGTTGGCGATACGTAACGCGGCCTGTAGCGTCAGAGTGTTTCGGACTACCACGCGATCAAACCCGTCTAACTGCAGCACAGCGAACCGGTTAGCCATAGTCATATCCTCCACTGCTAATCTTATCGAGACTATCGTAAGATGTCAATAGGGAAGACATAGCGAAACCAGGTCGAGCTGTGGCCGGCGATAGTCTGCCGCGGTCGACGACCAGGCCCAGGCATTGTCCGGCCGGCTGGGGGAGAAAGAAATTGTGCTGAGTAGACCTTCCTGCTTCTAAATTTTGGTCAATATTTTTGTGATCAGGGGTTCTCTACTACTGGGCTACTGAGCGTTACGCATTTTCATTGAGTCTTTTGTCAGTTTCCGCACTTGGAGGATCTGGCGATTGACGAGTTAGCAAGAGTATGTAAGGATGCGCCGGACGTTGGAATGGAAGGATTCGGGCGTTTTGTTGGGATTTTGGGCGATTCGTCGGATCTCGCGCGAATCTCAGGCGTCTGGCTCGGTGAAACGGGTTGGTTCCATACGGTGAGCACTTCGCATTTTCATTAAGGATTTCGTGAAATGGCTCGAGGTAAAGCCGTCAGTGTGAAGTGCATCCGAGGCCACTCGCCCGCAGGAGAACCGATCTGGGAATCGCGTCCACCTGGGATCGAGGAGACGGGCGGCGTGGGTCGTGGTGCATGGAAGTGCTCACGGTGTGGTGAGGCGGTGGAGTTTGACGTGCACTACCCGAAACGGCTTGGTCGGATTTCCTCGGACTAGGCGTAGACTCAACCATGCGCCTCCCCCGGATGTTCCGTCCTCGGACGTTTCTCCTCATTCGCGTGTTTGTGCGAGAGTTGTCACTGGCGCGCAAAGCGTTGGAACGAATTGCGGGGATTCAGGAGTTGGACTGGGCGGAACGGCATCGACCGATTCTGGACGAGTCGGACGGGTCGGAGGTGAGTTACCGGGACAATAGGGATCTGGCGGAGCTGTTGCAGGTGCAGACGGATTTGGAAGCGCAGTATGGGAAGGGTCGCGTGACGGATGACATGGTGGTCGCGGAGTGGGACGCGCGGCGGAAGTAAGAAGAGATGTCATGGCGAATGACCTAGCGAGACCGGAAGTCCAACAGGCCTTGTCGAAGCTCGAGCAGGCCTTCGGAGGCCGTCAGGCCTTGATCGACACCCTCGTCATCGCTCCGTCCACCGCCCAACTCCAATACGTCGTCGGCCTCATTGCGGATCCCCGGAACGAGAAACGGACCTTGGGCGACATCTGCGAGGAAGGCGGGATCACTCCGGACCAACTCTTCGCGGCCTACCGGTCCGGGAAAGCCGCGAAAGCCCAGGCGTTAGCCTTCGACCGCATCTACGATCCTGTTCCCGACGTCGCCGCCGACCTCATGCGCCGGTCTCTGCAACATTCCGCCTTGTGCACCACCTGCAACGGGAAAGGGACGCTGAAGGAGAAGCAGGTCATCAAAGGGACGACGACGGACGAAATCCGGTATGCCACCTCCGAATGCTACGTCTGTGACGGAACGGGGAAGATTCAGAAGGATCCCGACCTCAAGACGCAGGAACTGGCCTTAACGATCGCCGGGATGGTCCCGAAAGCCGGGGGAGTGAATGTCGGGGTGAACGTCGATGCGAGGCAGCAGTTAGCCCCCCAAGCCTCGTTCTCCGATGTCACCAAGGCGTTGGCGAAGATGCTCGCCCCTCCGCGTGTGATTGACGTGGAACCCACATGAGTCTGATGGTGCTCCCCGTCGAACTGGCCGAGGCCAACGCCTTCGTCCGTGCGCATCACCGTCATCACGGGGCGGTGGTCGGGCACAAGTTCTCGCTCGGGATTTCTGATGGGGAGGCAATCCGAGGAGTCGCGATTATCGGACGACCCGTCGCTCGACATCTGGACGACGGCATCACACTGGAAGTGACACGGGTCGCCACGGATGGGACGAAGAACGTCGCCTCCATGCTCTACGGAGCCGCGAGACGCGCCACGTTCGCGCTGGGCTACCGCCGTCTGGTGACGTATACGCTCCCCTCTGAGAGTGGTGCAAGCCTCCGGGCCGCTGGCTACAACTGCATCGGAGAAGCCGGTGGAGGGTCGTGGTCAGTCCCGTCTCGGCCTCGTGTCGACAAGCACCCGCTGCAGGTGAAACTGCGCTGGGAACTCACGGCATGACTGGCACCTGTGACGAGTGCTTCCACAAGAAGGACCGGCTGATTCCCGTCGCCCATACGACCGTGGGAGGATTCGTCTGGGTCTGTCCCAAATGCTGGCGGGAACTCGACTACCCGCCCTTCCACTTCCAGTGGAATCGAGACCGCACGTATCAGGACGTTCCGATTCGGTTGCGGCATGAACTATCTACGCACTGAATCTGTGCAACCATTGCACGGAATCTCAGCCGTTCCTGCTACACTCCCCCCGTGTCTGTGGATGAGGATGTGATGGCGTCTCTACTCACCGGCGCCGCGAAATTCGGCCTCCTCCCCGCCATCGTCCTCTATACCTTCTGGTTTCTCACCTCCAGCCTCCAGACTGACGTCCGGCAGAACACGCAGGATGTCCGACAGACCAACCTGCTCCTGCAGCAGCACATGGCGGCCATGTCTGATCTGCAGCGGGAAGTCGAGCGCCAGTTGCTGACGATCTCTGATATTCAGCGGCAGGCCTGCGTGAACACCGCAGACGATTATCAGAAGCGTCAAGCCTGCTGGGCCGCCGGCGCAGGACGGTAATGGACCCCCAGACGAAACTCCTCCTCGCCGCCGATCTGCGGAGAGATGAAGGTGTGCGCAAAAAGCCCTACCGGGACTCTGTGGGCATCTGGACCGTGGGGGTCGGACACAACCTCGAGTCCGGTCCTACTCTCTCGGACGCCGCGGTGCAGCAGATCCTCTTCGATGACATCGAGACCACCCTCCATTGGCTGGATGTGGCCCTTCCGTGGTGGCTCAACCTTGATCCGATTCGACAGCGAGTGCTCGCGAACATGGCGTTCAATCTCGGGCCGGGTCTGCTGGAATTTAGACATACGCTCGCCGCGATGAAGGCGCAAGACTTCGCTGGAGCGGCGGCGGGGATGCGGCAGAGTGCGTGGGCGACCCAGGTGGGAGCCAGAGCGGATCGGTTGGCGCAGATCATGGACACCGGACAGGAGTTGGTATGACCCCCTTCGGCGAAGCAGCCATTCTGAACGATGGCCGGAGAGTCTCCGCGGTCTGGAAAGGCCCGGGGATCTATCTGGGATCCTCGTTCATTCAAGGTCCGGAACTCCGTCTTCCCGATGCCTGCCTCGATGACAACGGCCGCGTCTGGGTCGTGGGATCCCATCAAAACGACAGGCTCGTCTCCGTCTGGTGCCAATCCCGAGGCATCTGGTGGGTGCTCCCCATCGGCACGTTCGGATCGCGAATCATCATGCGATCCGATGGGTCCGGGGTAAGGGTCGCCCTCTCGACGACCGAGACCGGGTGGATGTGCTACGCCGTCTCCGACACCGGTGTGATGACCGAAGTGGAATCCGGGACCATCTCTGACGGGTCCGGTGCCAACGGCATGCGGGATTGGGACAGCCAAGGCCATCCTCGTCCCATGACTCCACTGGATCAACCGCTCAACGGGCATCAGGTCCGAGGGGCAATCACCTCTGGGATTTCCACGATTGCGCAGGCGCTCGGTCCACTTCCCGATCAGATGGTGCTCTCGCGAGGGACAGCCATCGGGACACTCAGCATGGGAGGGACGGACGCCTACCGACTTTCCGCCAATGCCCTCTGGTGGGCGGGCGTGCGCTACGTCGGAGAAGTCACGTTGGGTGGCGCGGTCCCGACCACCGTGCCTCCGTTGCAGACGGGCATCCCGCCGGTCATTCCACCGGTCATTCCACCGGTGAAACCCCCGGATCCACCACATCCGAAACCGCCCGATCCGCCGAAGCCTCCTATGCCACAACCCAGAACCGTCGGATTCCTCACCTGGATCAAGAAGTTCGTCACGGCGGAAGACGATCCGAGCGATGTCGGCCTCCTGAATGCGGTCGACCGTCCCGGCACCCCGACCCCTCCGCAACGGGTGGGTCCATGGGAAACCATGACGCTCGAGCCGCACGGCGACAATGTCTTGATTCGCACGGAGGGAGGACGCTATTGGAAGGCCGAACACGCGAACACGACGACGGTGATGGACCCGACGGCGTGGGTGACGAGCCACGAAACGAACCCGAACACCAACCCCGACTCGTGGGAGTTGTTCCACTACATCGACAACGGGGATGGCACGGTCTCGCTGAAATCGCAGTTCGGGTTCTACGTGAGCTGCCAACCCAACGGCGACATGCTCTGCAACCGGACCGCGATCGGCGACTACGAGCGGTTCACCCTGATGCCTCCGGGCTCGACGGTCCCGCAGCCACCGACACCGATTGAACCGGGAAAGGCTCGGACGGGGATTCCGCATGTCGTCGGGGCGCACGGCGTCGGAGACGACCAAGGATCTCACTACTACGGTGGCGCGACCCTGATGTGGGGACCGTGGGCCTATCGGGTCGATCCGGGAAAACTCGACCGCAACCTTGACACGCTCGCCCCTGGTCAGCTCGACTGGATTCGTCCTATCGGTCATGTCATCGAGCCGTCTGACTTCTGGGGACCACGCGCGAATGACCTCACGGTCGCTGGCAACGTGCAGCAACTCGGCGCCTACATCGACCACTGCTACGTGCGGAACGGTCTTCGACAGCATCTGACGATTTTCGGCGACGTCTCCTACACGCCGGCGATTCGGTCTGGGATCGTGGACTCGGTGATCGAGATGCTGCGGTCCCGTCTCGATCGCCTCTTCTGCATCGAAGTGGTCAACGAGGCCGAACTCCTGAAGCCGACCTCGTTCCCCGTCACCGAGGCGAAGGACTACGCGAAGCGCCTCAAGGCCGCGTTCTCTTCAACGCTCGTCTTCGTCTCGAGCCCGAACGGAGACCTTTGCCCGGCGCAGCAGACGATTGCTGGCGACACCGGCACGTCAGGTATCGAGCCGCACTTCTCTCGTTCACAGGGTGGCACCAAGGGCGTCTGGACGCCCGTCACGCAGCCGTGGATGGGTGACGGGCGGTTCTGCTCGCATGTCGGACCGCTCATCATCAACGGAGAGCCGATCGGGCCTAACTCCTCAGGGAACCAAGACACCGACCCGACCCGACTCGCGACCATGATCCTCGTCGGTGGAGTCGGTGGTCTGTGCTCCGACTGCTTCCACACGGGGACCGGCGTCCGAGGGATCGATGATCCGGCGCGCGGAATCCCAGCCGACTTCAGTGGTATCCCGAACCTGTCGGACATTCTTGAGGCCGAGCGTCAGGCGCGGGCACTCCTGAATCAGTTCCCGGACATGCCGGACTGGAGTCGAGGCTCGAGCACGGACGGACCCTTCACCATTCACGAATGGCCGAACGATTCGACCGGGGTGAAGGGCACGATTGACCGCGCCTACAGTTCATGGTCCGGGGCGAACTCGCTCACCGCCTGCTGCAACATCAGGTCAACGACGACGTTCACGGCGAAGAAAGCCATGCATGTCTCCGTGCGACATGCGCGTCGGGCATTGGACGAGATCGTCTCGATTGACCTCGCGGCTGGACAGTCGTTCACGCTGGACGCCAGCACGCCTGGCGCAGCCATCGTCGGAACATTCAAGTAGGAGTCTGTTATGCCTTGGGTTAAAGGATTTCTCTGGCGCTGTCTGTGGGCCGCGGTGCTCGTGATCGTCATCCTGCTCGTCGCGCCGCTCGTGTTCGCGATGGTGGGGATCTCGGTCACCGCAGGTCCGGCGTTCGCGCTGATTCGAATCGTCGGCGCGTTGCTCATTCTGATCTACGTGTTCTTCGGCCCGGACACGCACGCGTTGTTCTAGGCTAGACTCACGCCCGACAGGAGCCTCCCCATGCCCCCGCCGTTTAAATTCTGGTCTGCCGATCACTGGCTGAACTTCGGGATCTTCCTGTTGGGCGCGATCTCCACGATCGGGATCACCGCCGGCACGTCGTGGACGCAGGTGCCGAGCCTGTTCACCCCCGCGACGGTGATCGGCTTTCTCATCGCCACGTTTGGCTTCCTGCGCTCGGCCAATACCAACGCCGCGCGCGACCCGGCGCTGGGCACCCGCGCCACCGACCCGTCTCCCACCGCCCCGCTGGTGCAGGTCGATCACCACATCGAAGCGGTGCCGCCTGTCAATCCCGGACGTCCCGTCGATCCAGAAAAGAAGGAGTAGGTATGCGAATCTTGAGAGACGCCTGTCTCTACGCCGCGTTGGTTTGTTCACTGCTCTTCGTCGGCGTGATGGCAGCGGCAGAGTCCGGGTGCGCGACCAAGCAAAACGCCCCGATCACCCAGAACCTCTCACCCACGGGTCTGGACGAATACAACAAGACCCGCGCGATTCACGCGCTCGACATCATCCGCGATGCCGCGATCGATGGCGAGAAGGTGGGGGTCTTCGCCCATGCGGATACCGTGCACGTCGTGACGTTCCACAAGAGCACGGTGCAGGTGATCTCTGCGTCTACGACCGGGTGGAAGCCTGCCGTGCAGACTGCGCTCAATGAGTTGACGAAGTCGCTCTCAGCATCGGCGCAGACGAAGGTCGCGCCTTACATCGCCCTCGTCACGGCGATCCTGCAGGAGGTGTAACGTGGGAGCTATTGTTGCGCTCATCATTCAGCAGTTGCCGACGCTGGTCCCGGCCATCAAGGATCTGTTCGCGAAGCAGAATCCCGGTGCGCCGCCGCTTACCGACGAACAGGTGCATGACGCGTTCCTCGTGGCGGTCTCCTCGACCATCGCGAAGGACGACGCCTACCTCGCCGCGACGTCGGCTGTGATTCCCGATCACTCCGATCAGTAGTCATGTATCACCCGGCCACGATCGCCGCCGCCACGGCGGTCGTGGAACAGACGGCAGGGATCACCCTGCATCGCACCTCCGCCTCACGCGCACGCGCGATGTGCGAGGCGCTGATGCAGTTGTGGGATCCCGAGAAGTCTCACCTCACCAGACCTCTCACCTCTGACGAAGAGACCTTCATCTTCCATGAGCGTCTCCTCGTCGCGCTCGATGCGAAATATTTCCTTGAACGCTACCTGATGGTGAACAAGGGGGCGCAGAGACTGGAACCGCTGGCTCCTCTGTGGGTCTCTCAGGAGATCGTCCTCAACGCGTTCGCGGAGATCGAGCGGCGACAGATTGAAGAGGGGTATCAGGACGGGTGTTTCGCGACGGTCTTGAAGGCGCGCCAACTCGGAGTGTCGACGCTCTCCGAAGCCCTCCTCGTCCATCGGTTCATCACGAAGCCCTACAGCCATCTCCTGATTGCCTCAGACGTCACGACGTCGTCTGCCGGGCTCTTCACGATGGCGGAACTGATGTATCGCTCGCTGCCGTGGTATCTCAAACCAGAGGCGACAAAGTATGTGACCGCTGGAGAGCATCGACTGATCGCGCTCGAGTCTGAGAGCGTTTTGGAAATGCAGTCTGGCAAGGCGATGCGCGGCCAGTTGACGGAAGACTCTGGAGAAGGCAAGGGCGAGATGGGGCGATCCCATACCTTCTCCGGGATGCATCTGTCGGAACTCGCGACCTGGGAGTATCCGGAGCAGTTGGACTCCTCGCTGTTCCCCACGATTCCTGTGGCGCCTTACACGTTCGGGATTCTCGAATCCACCGCAAAGGGACGACACAACTGGTGGCACCGCCAGTGGGAACTCTCTGAACGCGGCATGGGGTCCGTGCACAAGTTCTCTGCGGTCTTCATCCCGTGGTATGCGGAGCCTGACAAGTGGCGACTGAGACCTCCGATGGACTGGACGCCATCAGGACCGACGCTCGAGCACGCAGCGAGATGTGAAGAGCAGAGCCATCGGTGGTTGGGGAAGACTGTCACCCTCACCAGAGATCAGCTCTACTGGTATGAGGGAGCGAGAGCCGCCTCAGAGGAGAAGGAAGACCTCGCGCATTTCCTTGCGGAGTATCCTGCCGAACCAGAGGAGTGCTTCCAGTTCTCCGGTCGGAGCATCTTCCCGCTGGCGTTAAGAGAACGCATCAAGGCGCAGGCACGACCACTCTTGGAGATGTTCCTGATTGAACCGGCGGCGATGGCGCAGGAGCGGGCGCAGTTGTTCAAGGACACGCAGGTGGGGCAGTGAGCGAAGAACTCCCCATTGCGATCCCTAAGGGTCACGGGTTCCGACCGCTCAAGGTCGAGGAACTCAGGCTTCGAACGAGTCTTCTCGGACCCACCCGAGGGTTGCTTGACGTCTGCCTGATCTACGAACGCCCTCGGAGGCAGATGGACTGCCGCTACGTCGTCTCCGCCGACATCGGGGATGGGCTGGGACAGGATCGGACCTCCATCGACGTTCTCAGGCTCGCGACCTTGAAGGAGCCCTGCGAGCAGGTGGCCCACTTCTACTCGGATGTCAGAACCCCGACCCAGGCCGCCTACGTGATTGATGCCCTTGGACATTACTACCAGGACATGGACGGTCTGGAAGCCCTTGCGGCGATCGAGACGAACAACCACGGACTCTCAACACAGGACACCCTCCAACTGCATCTGGGGTATGGGCACTTCTACGTCTGGGAAGTCGCGGACGCGATGGACCCGAACTCCCGATTTACCAAGAAAATCGGCTGGGTCACGACTAGGAGAACCCGTCCCATCATCTTGGACAAGCTGTTCGAAGCCCTCACGGTTCCCGATCCGATCACGGGGTATCCTGACCTCAGGCTGAACTCCCCGTGGACACAGGAAGAACTTGCCGACTTCCAGACGGAAGGCGCACTCTGGGAGGCGGAAGCGGCTCGGGGAGCCCATGACGACGCCATCATGTCGGTGGCTATCGGTTACTATGTGGCGCATCGACTGTTCGGCGGAGAATCGGAACCCTTGTCGGATCGGCGGAGGAGACATGCGGAGTCTCAGGCCCGACAAGAGGCGATCAACGCCGGACAACCGCGAGATTTCCGGAACACGCCCTACACCTCGGATGAGATGCGGGATTGGGCGGGCGAACCGGATGAAGACGTGAACGCGACCCCTTACGGCATTTACAGGTAGCCATGCCCAGAATCACGATCTCCGACGATCTCTTCGACCTCCTCCGCGACGAGAAGCGGACGCCCGAACAAGTCTCCGCCTTGGCCGAGAAACTGCTCCGCGCGCATCCCCTGCCCTACCATCCGGAAGAGCGGACGCTGGTCGTGGAACAGGCGGCCCTACTGGTCCTCGATTCCATCCTCGGGCGCGGAAACGTCACCTCAGTCGGGGACTTGGTCGACAAGGTCCAAGCCCTCGCGGATCTGCAGGTCGGGAAGGTCAAGATTCCTCTCACAGGACCGCAACTGCAGGCGCTGAAGGAACGTGGGGCACGACAGGGCAAGACGGCCACTCAGGTCTTGGAAGGCATCGTGGCGAGGTTCCTGACGGACTACGAGGCCATCCCGGTCTAGCCATGGGAAAACCACCGGAGGACTCACCGATGTTCGGTGACATCCAGCGCCTCTTCACCGACAACACACCGGCTGGTCGAGAGGTCGATTACCACGGCGTGTGTCTGGGATTGGCCTACACGAAATACAAGGACGGCACCTTCGCGTTTCAGGGCGAACCGTTCGTTCCGAACGTCCACTACAGGAAGATCGATGGTTAGACACGACTTCACCTGCGGCGTCTGCGACCACACGGGGACGTATTGGGCCTACGCCTCGTCCCCTCCGGAGCACTGCGGTCAGGCGATGACGTGGACCCCACGTCCGGGATCCTTTGCCATCGACGCCAAAGAGCCGTTCCATCAGTTCCAGACCGAAATCGGCGGTCAGATGCGGAACGTGGGGTCTCTCCACGACATCCGTCGGATCGAGAACGAAGCCGAGAAGCGATCGAGAAACGGCGAAGGCCAGCCGATGGTCTGGAGAGACTACGCGCAGAACTCGAGCAACAAGGACGTGCACACGCTCTCGAGCACGCCGCACAAGCCGATCGATGGCTACGCCGGCGAGAAGAAGCACGGACAGACCATGCAGGCCCGTCCGGAGAAGTTCAAGAAGAGGGTGGGGAAAGCCGTCACGAAGGATCATGGGACGGTCTAATGACTGACTGGTGGATCCGATTCCGAGCACGTCTCGCCGAATGGTTCGCCGAGCGTCGATACCGTCGCTTCGAGAGGCGCCTCCGTGGCCGAGTTCAGTCCTAGCGGAATTGCCGACCTCAGTCCGACGACTGCTGAGTCATTGCAGTCGGGGGATCCCAGAGTCCTCGGTTGGCTGAGAGAAGCCATCAACGAAGGCGACAGACTCAACCGATCCGACCCGTCCTACGACGGGTTCGAAATGCGGATGCGGTATGTCTCCGGGGAACAGCGACTGGATCCCTCAGGCGACAAGATTCCTTACCTCCCGAGAGTCCAGATCAACCAGGTGCGGAAAGCCGTCCAAGCGCACACCTCGGCGCTCACGGACATCAAGCCACTCTTCGGCTACAAGACCGGGAATGATGCGTTCCAGTTTCAGAGCCATCTGCTGAATCAACTCACCGTCATCTGGTGGGTGAACACGATGGCGGATCTGGAACTCGGAAATTGCATCAAATACGCGCTGGCGGGAGGGACGGGTGACCTGAAAGTCGAGTGGGATCCCTACGCGGGTCTCGGTGGGGATCATGCCCTCATCGCCGCCGATCCCAGAGACACCCTCGCCATCCGCCCTTCCCTTCAGCGCAACCCGCAACTCTGGCAGGGGGTCACGTTCCGCGAAGAGCACACGGTCAACGTCCTCAAAGGCCTCTATCCGTCCAAGCAGCATCTGTTCAAGACCTCAAGCGACTCTGTGCTGGACTCGCTCAAGGGTCGATTCCGGAACATGCTCGCGGCGATTGTCTCTCCTGCGGCCGATACGCTCTCCGGCCTCTCGAGAACCTCACATGCGGCGGCGACGAGCGCTCGGTCAGGACAACTGATCCTCTACCGCACGTTCCTGAACGACCAGACGAGAAACCTCACGCTGAAGCCGATCCCGATGGGGGATCCGACGTCAGCCGCAGGCTACATCGTCCAGCCAGGGCAATTTCTCTACCCCCAGAAGCGGTTGATCGTCTCCACCCCGGAAGCGGTGGTCTTTGACGGACCCTCCCCCTTCTGGCATGGGATGTTCCCCTTCGCCCGTCTGAAGCTCTGGGAACTACCGTGGCACTTCCTCGGGATCTCGCTCCTGCACGATCTCATTCCCCTGCAGGATG